GCTAGAAAATACTTTTGATCCTCTCCTTTTCCTTGCCAGAAACCCTCTATTCCAGCGGCAGCAAAAGCCTTTTCAACAAACTCGCTAATAGGGTGCGTCTCGTTGCTAGATAGGATATAATCTTTGATTTTTTTAGAAAGGAATGATGTTCTCCACGTTTCACTTCTAGCGTTTTGACCGTCGTGAATGTAGTGAAATTCTGCGTCTTCTAGTTCTGATTGTATGTGGCCGTTAAAGTTTTCTTGATTGAGCATTAACCATACGCCTTCTACGAAGTCTTCAGAGTCAGACCAATCTCTTTTTGAGCTAAGGTTTCCAAGCTCTATGGGTAGAAACGGTTTTTGCCCTTTGATTGCTTTCGCTATTCTGGCTACGCCTTTGGAAATCTTTCTAGTCACGAACTCCTCGCCGCGTTTTGTTCCTTCGTGGTTAAATAATATGCCATGAACTGCGTACATATCGTAAGACTCTCTGTAGACTTTAACTATGTGTCTCGCTGAAGCTTTGGATGCGCCATATGGGGATCTTGGCTTTATTGGGTGGACGATGTCTTGAGGAGAGTAGTCTACGTTGCCCCACTCTTCACTGCTTCCGGCGCTATAGAACCGGCATTGTGGTTGAAGCCTTCTAATTGCTTCAAGGCATCTTAATACCCCTAGGGAGTTTACGTCAAAAACCTGAAGCGGCATATCCCAGCTGCATCCGACAAAGCTGTTTGCGGCAAAATTGATAAAATAATCTGGTTGTATATCTTTTACTAGCTTATCTATGCTTATTGAGTCTGACATGTCCCCATAAACAAGTTGAAAATCGAGGTGATCAAGAAACGCGGCGCAATTTACAAAGTTAGGGTTGGAAGAGCGCCTGACCATGCCGAAGACCTTTATCCCGCCCCTTTTGAGAAGAAGTTCGCACATGTTGGCCCCATCCTGGCCGAGAGTGCCTGTGATTAATACTTTTTTATACACTGTTTCGTTCATACCAATTATACGTAGATTTCAATCCATCGTCTAATTTAATTTTATACTCCCAGCCCGACTTATTAAGGAAAGAAACGTCTAGGAGCTTCCTGAGCGCGCCATCTGGTTTATCTAGCTGATACTTGATTTTTCCAGTAAATCCGGTTATCTTTGCTATCTTTTCGGCGAGCTCTGAGATGGATATATCTACGCCTGTTCCGATGTTGATATGAGAGACCCCTTTATCGTAAACCTCTTTTGCGCTTATAGTGTTTAAGACGTGAAGGCAAGCATCGGCCATGTCGTCGACGTGCATGAACTCTCTTTTCGCTTTGCCAGTCCCCCAAACCTCGACTTCCTGTGCGCCGCTTGCCTTCGCCTCGTGGAATCTCCTGAGAAGTGCCGGTAAAACATGAGCGTCCATTGAATCAAAGTTATCATTTTCGCCGTAAAGATTTGTTGATATTACGGAAACAAAATTACTACCATATTGCCTATTGTAGCTTTCACACATTTTTATCCCAGCTATCTTAGCAATTGAGTCGGGCTCGTTAGTACATTCTAATGGAGAGTTTAGGAGATACTCTTCTTTGATAGGCTGATTGGCAAACTTCGGATAGATAGAGGACCCTCCTAAAAACAACAACTTCTTTACCCCGAAAAGATAAGAGCAGTGGATGATGTTGCTTTGAATCTGTAGGTTGTCGTACATGAACTCCGCTCGATAGGAGTTGCTGGCATGAATTCCGCCTGACTTGGCCGCAGCCAGAATAACCACCTCTGGTCTATAAGCAGCAAAGAACGCTTCGACCATGTCTTGTCGTCTTAGGTCTAAAATCCTTTTGTCGGCCTTTATGAAGTTGCCGCTAATTTTCCTGCCGATGGCTGATCCGATCATTCCTTTGTGACCAGCGATAAAGACCCTGCTTGTGTCTATTGTTTCAAAAGGCATAAGGGGCTTTTACGTTATTTTTGTTTATCCAGTCTTGGAGTTTCATGGCGGGCGCGTACCCAAGCAGGCTCTTTGCCTTGGATATATCTGCCGTACTGTTTCTAGCTTCTCCTGGTCTGGCCGGAATAAAACGGCGTCTTCCGCCTATCATTTCACAAACTTCTAAAATACTGTGGCTTTCTCCCATTCCGATGTTGAACGTTTCCCCAAGTACGCTTTCATCTTTGGAAAACGCGGCCAGTAAATTAGCTGCGATAACATTTGAGACGTGAGTGAAGTCCCTTCTTTGCAAGCCATCTCCGACTATCGACATGTCTTCTCCGGCAGATTTCTGCCTCAAAAAGGCGCCGATAACGGGAGCGTACTGCCCGCTTAAGCATTGGCCTTCCCCGTAAACATTAAAATACCTGAACGTCACGGTTCCAAGCCCAAATAAACTGTAATACATTCTGCACAAGTCTTCCGCCGCCGCTTTGGATACTGAGTAGGGGTTTAGGCAATCGTTCTTCGCGTCTTCTTTGAGCGGTGGCGTATTCTTCAAACCATAGGCGGAAGACGTAGACGAGTACATTACCTTTTCAACCCCACAAGCTCTAGACGCCTGAAGCACGTTACAGGTGCCAACGAGGTTCACTTGGCAAGCTCTTTGCGGTCTGAGTAGTGTGGGTTGGATTCTAGATTCTGCCGCTAAATGAAAAACGAATTTAGCCCTCTCGAAGAGGGGTAGGATGCCCTCGTAATCGCAGATGTCTATTTTATGATACGCTGCTTGATGGTTTCTGGGAAGCGCGTTAGCATACTCCGCAGACTCATCGTCAATGACTGTTACTTGATGGCCCAGCTCGACTAGCCTATTTACGAGATGGCTTCCTATAAACCCCGCACCGCCAGTAACTACGGCTTTCACGTTTTCGCATGGTTCTCTAGATACCATGAAAAAGTTTTTTGAATGCCGTCTGAGAATTTCGTAAACTCGAAGTCGCCTATAATCTCTAAAAGCTTTGCGTTGCTTCCGTCTTTTCTGAACTGTCCGTCAAATTTACCGTTGAACGAGTATTCGAAATTTGATCCTACTGCTTTTTTAGTTATCTCTATGAGTCCTTTAATAGAGAGGTTCTCGTGCGGGGCGACAATAACTGGACTAGGTCCATTATGATTTTCTATTAAAGCTGGAATTATCTTACACAAGTCGTCTACAAAAAGTTGCTGTCTTAATGGATTGCCCGTGCCCCAAAATTCTAAAGGACCGTCTTTTCTGTCCGCGATCTTCTGTAGTAGAGATGCTATGAAATGCGCGTTTACATCACCAAAATGATCATGTGGGCCATACAGGTTTGACGGACAAAACGTGGAGTAGTTGAGTCCGTGCTGATCTCTAAGGGCCAGGGAGAAGGTCTGTAAGCCCCTCTTGGTTTCTGCATAGGCTCGATTCGTGGGTGGAGCCTCGCCATCGAACATGTCTTCCTCAACCATCGGGTAACGTTCGAGCGCGTCTGGAAAAGCGCAAGTGCTAAGAGACGATAATACTCGCTTGATCCCAACCTCCGCGCACGCCTGTAAGAGATTGGTATTTATTAGGGTATTTTCTCTGTAGATCGTCGCTTGATTTTCGACGTTATACTTTACCCCTCCGACTTTGGAAGCGAGATGTAGGACGACGTCCGGCTTGTGATCGATGAGAGTCTTTAGTATCGAGGACTTATTGGTTAAGTCACAGTCGGCAGAAGATAAATAAGTCCAAGAAGGATAAAAATCTTTCAGCCTTTTTCCGAGGAAGCCGCTGCCTCCGGTTACTAAAATTGCCTTTTCCTTAATTAGTGGCTTCATGTAATAAGCAGTTTAAAAAATCCATCCACGGTGCTCTTTATATACGCGACCTTCTCCTGATTGATTCCTTTGAACGTTCCTAAGAATAACGTGTCTCTTGTGGATTTGTCTGCGTTCGGGAATTTTTTATCTTTATTAAGCTCGTACTGCTCACTATAGGCTGGGTGGTATAGGCAGTTTCCAGTGAAGTAAGATCTCGTTTGTATTTTATGACTTTCTAAGTAGTCGACAAACTCTTGCTTTGTGAATGGCGCACCGTCTTTGACGGTTAGAAGAAAACCGAACCAGCACGGATCTGACTTCGCTGTTGGGCGCGGCAACATGAAATAATCTTCGTATGGAGAGAAAATCTCCATCAAAGCTTTGTAGTTGTCTCTTCTTGCTTTGTCTAGGTCTGGCAACTTCTCTAGCTGCTGGAGGCCCATTGCAGCCTGTAGGTCTAAAGGTTTTAAGTTAAAGCCCATTTCAGAAAAGACATATCTGTGGTCATATGAGACATCAGGCAGGTTTTTGAACCAGTTTTTAAATCTATTTCCACAAGCAGTCCCGCACGTTACTGGCCCTGGCATCTTGAGGTTGCAATAACAGTCCCGGCCCCAATCGCGAATGCTAGATAGCGCTCTTTTGACTATCGCATCGTTTGTGGCTACGAAGCCGCCCTCCCCCATAGTCATGTGGTGAGCCGGAAAGAATGAACACGTAGACATGAACCCGAAAGAGCCAAGTTTTTTGCCATCGTATGTTGAGCCTAGCGCGTCGCAACTGTCCTCTAAAAAGACTAGATTGTACTCTTTGACTAGAGCCATTAGTCTATCCATGTCCGGGGGATTGCCCAAGACGTGCGCAAACATTATGCCTCTAATTTCCTTGTCGTTTTTTAAAACCTCCTCTACGTGATCTAAGCTTAGGTTAAGGCTTGGTAGGTCAACGTCAACGAATACGGGGGTGTATCCTGATTGGATGATGGGGTTTAAAGTCGTAGGAAAGCAGACGACCGGAGTAATTATCTTTGCGCCCTTGGGGAGCGTCATGGATTTAGGCAGGATGTTCTTTGAACTCATGGTATATACCATAAGCAGATTCGCAGAGCTTCCGGAGTTTGTGATGACGCCCTGAGATTTTCCTAAATGCTTGGGGAATTCGGCTTCAAATTTGCCGCAATTCTTTCCGAAGATCAACCATTCGCTTAGTAGGCTTTCTACTGCTGCGACGTACTCTTTATCATCGAAGGTTGGCCCGGAGTATTGCAGCCAGTCTTTCGACGCCTCCCACTTCTCTCCGACCTTTTTCTCTATGACGTATTCAGAGATTAACTTTAAAATTTGATTTAACTTGTCGTTGTCTGGCATAATATTTTATAAACTCGTCTTATGCCTTCGTCTAGGCCGATAGGCTCGATTGGTAATGCAGAAATCCCAACGTAGAATGACATTTTATCAGACTCGCCCTCTTCGATTTGGACGCCGTGCGATCCTAGTGTATTTATGAATTTAGCTATTTGGAGTAGAGTTTTTTTTTCTCGATAGCAACAGTCTACGTTCTTAGCCCCGCCATTTAAGAGATAATAGTCCACTAAAGAGACCAGATCTTCCATGTAAAGAAAGTCCATCTGTTTATTGGCGTGGACTTGGATGGGTTTATTCTCAATATACTTCTTTAAGTTTGCTTTAATGAACCTCGTCTCCAGCTCGTTCTCATCAAAAACAGCAAAAATTCTAAGATTATAGAATCCATCCCTCTTCTCTATTAACTCGGAAATCATTCTTTTACTTATTCCATATGGACTGTGCGGCGCGTAGAGCTCTGCTCCAGAGCCAAAGTGTATTAGCTTTTTAAATTTATCCGAGTTATTTAATAAATTGCCATACATTTTTAAGTTGCCGTCTATGACATCTGCTTCGTCGGGGTGAAGCCTGGAGCCACCTTTTACAGCCGTGTGGACTACGGCGTCGTACTTTTTATCTTTAAACCATAAGTCTGTCGAGCGCTCGTCTCGCAAGTCAAAGTTGTCTCTGCTTATGGATTCGACTTTATGACTCTTTTGTAAAGCTTTTGAGATTGACTTGGCTACGTATCCGTTTCCGCCGGTAATTAATACGTTCATAGTAAGTCGTCCGCGTATTTGCTAAGTCCACAAATTGTCCTCTCTATTTCAGCGTCGTCTAGAACGACTATCTGATTTGGGTATTTCAATTCGAACACCTCGCCGATAACCGGCGTCTTCTTCGGTATGCCTCCGGTTAGGATTATTTTAGTGGTAGTTTTAACATCTATGAATTCGTCGTATTGGTTGATGTAGCTTTTTAGCATTGAAGCTAGTAAATTTTTAATTGAAAAGCTGTCTTCGTTTATTCCCGTTATCGACCCTCCGCTGCTGTAGCCTAGTGCCTGACTGAAAACCCTTAAGTCTAAATCTAAAGATCCCTTCTGCACTTCTGATGCGGAGAGACTGTTTAGTAGGGGGAAGATATTTACTCCAAGCTCGCCAAAGAACTTTCTAAAAACCGCAAACGCTCTTCCGCTCGGAATATAGCAAACCGTATGGATCTTGCCAAATAAATTATACATCACTTGAGATCCGGTACCCATATTAATTAGCAGTTCCCCGGCTTTCAAGTCGAAATGTTTTGCGACGCAGTTAGTATCTCCGAGGCTGCTATAGATAGGCACGCCGTTAATTTGACCAAGCACTTTAACGGTCTCTAAGCCATTGCCGCAGCCAAGAAGGGAGCTGGCCTGGTGTTCGTGGATATGAAAGTTATCTTCTCCATAAAATAAACCGCCAACAAGGCACGACGGACTTTTTGGAATGGCGGGTTTTTCTGAGCATTTCCAAGAATAATAAATGTCATCGACGTAGTATCCCCCCAAAATAGAGCATGCTAAGATTCGGTCTACGCCCGAATACAAGCGAATGATTTTATCCAGAACAGCTCTTACTTGCTCTTTATTCACCTTGCTATGGGTTACGAACGGGGACGTGAGCCAGGATTGGTCGCCGAAGGTCTTTGAGTCGCTATCGTATAGGGCGTGTTTTACAAAGGACGCGCCAAAATCAATTAATAAATATTTCATTCAATCTCACCTCGAGGGCCTCGTCTACCCTTGTCTTCGTATAGATAGTCTTTCCAGGCTCGAGAGTTCTGACGAATGAAATCTCGTTTCCAGCGACTTTTTTATCAGTTCTTAGTCCGGCGATCATCTTAGACCTGTCCAGGTGTTTAATTTTGTCTAAGCTTGTAAACCTAGATACCAAGCCGCTAACCATTGGAGAGTTGTCAAATAGCTTGTTAATGATCTCTATTCCTAGAAGTACGGCCTCTCCGTGCGTAATCTTATAGTCCGAAAGCGGCTCTATGACGTGCCCAAATGAATGGCCCAAATTGAGAGACTTCCTTTCTAGCTTTTCAAACTCATCGAACTCCACGACGGCCTTCTTGATTGCTAAGGAATGATAGATGAGTTCTTTTAGGGTGAAGTTGTTGAAATTCTTTACGTAAAAATTTCCACCAATTAAGAACAGCTTCACTATTTCGCCCTTGCCGGAAACGACGTCTTCATCGGTTAGGCTCTTTATAAAGTCTACGTCTATGATGACCTGCTTGGGGGCAGAGAAGAGGGCCAGTTGATTCTTATGTCCGGAAAAGTTCAGAGCCGTCTTTCCTCCGATACAGCTATCGCATTGGGAGAGGAGCGTTGTCGGAATGAACACCCAGTCTATTCCTCTCTTGTAAATTTTCGCCGTAAACGCGGCCAAGTCCTGAATGATGCCCCCTCCAATTGCTACAAGCGTGTTCCCCTTATTGAAATTAAACTCTAAAAGCTTTTTGGATATTTCAAGGACAGTCTCTACCGACTTGATGTTCTCGCTTGGATCAATTACCATTAGCTTGGAATGAGTTATTCCGTATAGCTCCTTAACCTTTGCGTCTACGAGAACGACGTGATCTTCTGAGAAAGAGTTATGAAACTTCTCAAAAATAACGCTATAGTCTTCTGGAAAAGACTTAATAGTGATTTGGTTTTTGACTTCTGGACTTACCCAAAAATCCTTTCCTTCTATGTCGAATCGATTCACATCAAATACCCCTGAGCGAATAACCACCGTCAACCACGATATTTTGACCGGTTATGTGCTGGTTCTTGTCAATGAAATATGAGCAAACCTTAGCTATCTCGCGCGCGGGGGTGAGCCCGAGCGGGACATTTTGCTTTAAAAAATTAATTCTTTTCTTGGAGTTGTTCTTTCTGGTAAGGTCAGTATCTACAAATCCTGGAGATATCATGTTCACTTTGATCTCTTTTGCGCTCATCTCTAGAGCTAGGGTCTTCACTGCTCCGTAAAGCGCGTGCTTGGAAACCGTGTACTGGAGTCTCTGCTCTTTAGTGCATGCTGAATAAAGTGACCCTATCGCTAGTATGCTGCCTCCGGCTTGAATGTCAAGCTGACCGCATAATTTAATGAAGCTTATTGTGTTTATGTTCAGTAGCCTGTTAAACTCCTCAGTCTTTATTTTGTCGTAAGGCGCAAGCGTATTGATTCCCGCGCAATGGATAAAGCTATCCACCTTCTGAGTTTTCAGTTTGAAATCGGAACTTAGGTCTAGCTCTTTTGAGGACGGGCTTATTACTTCGGCGCCAAGCCATAGTAAGGCCTTTTTGATTTCTTTACCTATACATCCGTTCCCTCCTGTAAGAAAGATTTTCATTAGAATGAGTCAGAAATATACATGTCTGTTAGCGAGCCAGGGATGATTTTGCCATCATTGTCTATGCCCTTGTGGGTGACTTTGGGCTCATGTCTTTCTTTCGGGTGCGTGAACACCTCGATTATGCAGGGGCCATGCGACTCTATCGCCGCGCGAAGGGTTCTGTCTATCTCTTTATTTTCAGATATTTTGTGATACTGGATACCAAATGCATCCGCAATCTTTTTGTAGTCTGGGAGGGTGACGCCATTTTTCGGCCCGCTCGCGAACTCGTTGCCTTTAAAGAAAGACTCTTGAGTCATCTTAATCGACAAGTAGCCTTCATTGTTTATGATTATAATCTTTATAGGAAGGTTGTATCCAACTACCGTCTGCAACTCCTGAAGGTTCATCATTATGCTACCATCTCCCTCGATGCATATTACTTTACCTTCGGCTGCTATACAGCTGCCTATCGCTGCTGGTAGTCCGTACCCCATGCTTGCGCATCCAACATTGGTAAAGAGTTTCTGATTCTTATTAATCCTATAGTTCTGTAGAGTGACGACGTGTGCCGTGCCGTTGCTCGTCACGATTGGGAGCGTTTTGAAAATGTCGCTGGCCTTGCTTATGAGATAGTAAAAACTAGCATAACCAGTTAGCTCTTCATGCTTTTTATGAAAGTACTGCTGGGTGCCTCTCAGACTTTTGACTCTGATCAACCACTCTGAAATCTCCGGCTTGAGCTCTAGGTGTTTAGCCATCTTAAAGAAATCTCTAAGGTCCCCAATTATTGACAGGTCTATTTTGAATGGGTGCTTTTTGACTTCATTCTCGTCAATGTCTACCATCACTTTCTTGGATTTCGGGGAAAAGTCTTTGATGTTATATCCCGTCATTTTGACAGGAAGCCTGGTTCCGAGACAGATGAGAAGGTCTGCCTCTTGTACGATGTGATTTGCAGAAAGCTGACCAAGGATTCCTATTCTTCCGCTATAGTTGGTAATTGTATTGTCTACGCAATCTACTCCCGAGTGCGGGCCGGTCACTATAGGTATGCTGCTTTTCTTCAAGAAATTAAATAGTTCGCCTTGAGTTTGGGATAGGTTGATACCGTTCCCCGCGATTACTAGCGGGCGCTTCGATTGGGAAATCAACTCTTCGAGCCTCTTCATCAGGTCGTCGTCGATTTCTACTCCGTCTTTGCGGTTGAACCTGGGGCAGCTCTCCATGTTTATGTCTGAAGCCTGTATGTCTAGCGGAACATCTATCCAAACTGGGCCAGGTCTCCCGCTCGTGGCTATGTGATATGCCTTCTCAAGCTCATATATAACGTCGTTTGCTTTTTTAATGGCCTTTGCATACTTCGTCATGTTTTTGACCGTAGCGCAGATATCAAATTCCTGATCTCCGATTTGCCTGCATCCCGTATTTTCGGATAGCTGGTTGGATGATACCTGACCTGAGATGACAATAGACGGAATACTGTCGAGCCATAGGCCGAGAAGCCCTGTCAGCGCGTTGGTTCCTCCTGGGCCAGTTGTGACAATATTCCCTGCTATCTTACCGTTAGTTCTGAAAAAACCCTCGGCCGCCATTAAAGCGGACTGCTCGTGATGTACGCAGTAAGTTCTGACCCCACCGGTTCTAAGACTTTCTATGAGATGGATGCATCCACCGCCAGATACGGTGAAAAACGTATCGATCCCTTTTGACTTAAGGAAGAGAATTATGGCATCTGAGACTTTCATTCTTAAAAAACGTCACTAACTGTAAGTGGACTGTCTTTTGGGAGGTCTTTGTTCAAAGTGTATTCTCCATCTATGAATTCTCTAGATGAAAATTGAAACTTCTCTTTCTGGAAGGGCACGGCGCTATATAGGTCTCCTAACGATATCTTGTCGCCATTTTTTAGACTTGACTTTAAGTACAGCCCTCTGTATAAGGCTTTTAGGTACTCGGATTCTTTTTCTCCTATTGCTCTTCTTTCTTCTGGGGAAGAGCCGCACATTTCGACTGCCTTTTTGTGAGCATCAAACCATTGATCTATTTGAGTGGGGAGAGAGCAGTAGGAGCTGATTTCTTTTTGCTCGCACTCATCTGGGCCGTAGGGAATATCGACGTGTCTTTCCCAGGTTCTGGCTCCTTTGGCGTAAGAGATGAGCATTGATGACCGCCAGTCCTTATGCTCGTGAGTAGATAGGCCGATGGTATTATTGGGATATCTTGCCTTCAGGTAGTCTATCTGATTTAGATCTAGCTCATCGTCTTCGGATGGATATTTGGATACGCAGTGATTGATTCCTAAGGGAATTTTTCTGTTCTCAAAATATCTCACTACGTCGTCTATTTGCTTTTCGTCCGCGCCGCCGGTAGAGATAATAGTTGGCTTTTTTGTTTTGGCTATCCTATCAATGAGAATCCAATCGTTTATGTCGGAGCTTGCAATCTTAATTATTGATATGCCCATCTCTTCGCACCAATCAACAGAGCGCTCATCGAACGGCGTCGCCATAGACGTGCAACCCCATCTCTTAATATAATTAACAAGAGTAAGCAGGTCTTCTTTGGAGAGCTTTGTTTTTGCGGTTTTATTTATATATCTGCCGTAAGCGAAAGACGCGGATTTCGCGCCGTCCGAATAGTCCTTGTGGATAAAACTTTCAACATCTCTAAATTGTAATTTAATCGAAGCTTTTACATTGTGCTTCTTTACAATCTTGGAGAACTCTCTAACGATCTTCTTTCCTCTATCTAGAGAGCCCCAGTGGTTGTTGGCTAGCTCCAGTACAAATAAATTTTCAAATGCGTTGGTCTTTACCATATGAATTTGTCTCTGTAAAAATCGACTATTGCTGGGAGTTCTTCATCGAATTTCATCTTGGGCCTCCAGCCGATGCTTCGAAGCTTATCGTCGTTGAGCGCGTACCTTACGTCTTGGCCGACGCGACTGTAGGTTAAGTCTAGATAGTCGTTTATTTCTGTTTCAGAATTAGAATACTGGTTGATGATCTTCCTGACCGTAGTTAGGTTGTCTTGCTCGAAGCCTCCGCATATATTGTAAATCTTGTTTTGGCAACCGTTCTCAATTATGCGGATAACTGCTGACGCGGTATCGTCCGAATGTAGCCAGTTTCTGATTGGAGATCCGTTGTTATGCAGAGGGATTTTTCTACCGAGCTTAAGGTATTTGATCGTCTTGGGAATGAGTTTCTCTACGTATTGACCGACGCCATAATTGTTCGTGGGTCGCACTATTACGTAATTAATTCCGTAAGTTCTAGCCCAAGCCAGGACAAGCATGTCCGCAGCGGCTTTCGTGGCGGAGTATGGATTGCTGGGCTTGAGGATGTCCGTCTCTACATGCTCCCCTTGTCCGATGTCCCCATATACTTCGTCCGTACTGAAGTGAAGAAGAGTCGGCTTATTTTTATTTTCTTGCCGATAGTTTCGGAGAAGCTCTAAAAGTTTATGGGTGCCAGAGACATTCGAGTGAATGAAGTCCGCGCTATCGACAATTGAATTACCTACGTGGGTTTCTGCTGCGGTATTTATTATATAGTCGCAGTCGTAAAGGAACTCTATGTCGTTAATGTCTTTTTTTTCAAAAACGAAATTGGGATAAGCGTTGAACTCGGCTAGCTTGTCTGGCCTGGACGCGTACGTGCATTTGTCGACGCCCCTGACAAACCATCCTAGATCAAGGCATTTTTTAGTGACATAAGACCCAATAAAGCCTAAGCATCCAGTTACGTAAACTATTTTACTTGCCATTTGTTTCTCCATTTTTCTTTTATCTTGGCGTCGTAATTGACCGGTTGGCGATGCATCCCCCACGTTGATTGCTCTGGATGCCACCGGTAATAATAACCAATTGCCATGGGAATGATATGGATAAAAACACCGGCGTCGGCTAATTGGCAGTATAGGTCATAATCGGCGGCGCCGCTGAACTCTTCGGAATTTGGCTTATACAAGCCCATGTCGACAAGTTTCTTTGAGTAGAAAACGGTGGGGGTGGCAACTGGGCTATGCTTGAGGCAGAGGGCCTTGAACTCTTCTAGGTCCTTGTAACTGTGAGCGACCCTTTCTTGTAGAATCGCGCTCTCGGCGTTTATTGAGATTATCTGGCTTTGCCAGATTAGTATCTCTTCGCTAATTTCAAATTGTCTGTTAAGTATGAAATTTATGTTGTTGCGGACGAAGTTCGTGTAGAGAAGGTCATCGGCTCCCATGATGAAGAAGTAGTCGCCGCTCATCTTGGGGAGGACGGCTTCGACGCATTCTTGGCAGCAGAGCGGGTATATATTCGGGACGGACTCCACTATTAGGTCTGGATATAGATTTTCTTTTATAGCTTTTAATTTAACTAAGGTTCCGTCCGTGCTCTCATTATCTATTGCAAAGATCTCTAGATTTTCATAGCTTTGGGAAAGAACGGAGGAAACCGCTTCTTCTACCCAATTCTCTGCGTTGTAGCAGGGTATAATGCAAGTTACTCTAGGTTGCTTGTTCATTTAGTAACGCTTTCACTCTATTTTTGTATGTGTGGCTTTTCAGCACGAGGGACTTAGTCCTCTCCTTCATCTCCGATAGTTTATCGGCAGAGAAGGAGGCTAGGGATTCTTTGATAATCTTAACCATCTTTTGGGGGTCATTAGTTTGTGGCAGCCCGTTAAATAAAGAATCAAGACAGTCTATCTCATCGCTAACGAGTAATCCGCAGCACCCGAGAGACTTGAACGTTCTTTCGTTTGTGTCTAAGCCGAGAACCCTTTGGTATTCGTCGTGAATGTTTAACGCGACCTTCGAGGAAAATAAAATCTGGCTCTCCCGTTCATGTGAAATTGACTCATTTACGTGAAATGCGCATTTCAAGCCGCTATCTTTAAACTCTTCAAGGGTCTTGCTCATTATCCCCATCTTGGTGTCAAAGCCGTTGTTAGCCGCGCCGCCAATAAAGCAAACGTCTATGTCTTCTTTCGGCTGGTTGTCTTTGTACGACTCATCATCGAAAGCTAGCGGAACAGTGAGCGGCTTCTTCCATAGCGAATGAAATCTTGTAGAGTGTCCGAATGTCCACGTTTTGGCTTTGCCGAGTTTGTTTATCTTTTTAATTACGTCTGGGCGGCAGTGGCATTGAAAGTTGGGGTGGTTACGCCATGGAAGCGGGAAGACGTTTGGCTGAGTGTAAACGAATGTTGCTGTGCTATTTTCTAAAATGTGAAAATTCTCGTTATCGACTTGGGCGTCGATGCACATAACGTAATATTCTCCGTCGTCCTTGATTTCGCTTATGCCTGAAAAGAAGTGCACTTCATACCCAAGAGCACTCCATGCCTTTGCGTAACCCTTATAGATCCACTTGCCTGCGCCTGAATTGTGAATTGGGATATACGCCCTCATATTTTATTTATTTGATTAATTATCTGTTCCATTCTGATTTTGGACTCGTGGTCTTTAACGAACCTATCTTCACCCCTCTTTGCTATTTTCAATCTACTCTCTTCATTATCGAGATAGAATCGGACTTTATCAATCATTTCTTCTGGCGATGAGAATGCAACAATCTCTTCGCCAATGACAAATAGGTCTTCTAGCCCGCTAGTGTACTCTGTGATTAGTAGAGAACCGGCATTAGCGATCTCCATGACTCTCAGTTTCATTTGCGTTTTCCCACTTGGGTCGTTGTCGTTTACGCTAAAGTTAACCCCAACTTTGCATGCAGAGTAGCCAAGAAACATTTCCTCATAGGTGCATCCACCGAAATATCCAACGTCGAATAGATTTGATAAATTGGCTAGGTGAACTTGTCTGCTTCGGGTTACCCCGCCGCAGAAGCCGACTTCTTTTACTAGGGCTTCGGGCTTTACGTGCAAATCCCTATTACAGTGCCAGCTTCCTAGGATTATATTGTTGTATCCAATTGCCTTGAACTTTTCTAGATAGCTTGGCTCTGGGGTGGAACAGCAGTGAAACGCCTTGCATATCTTACTTGAGAAATTTTCAAATCTCCAAGTGTCATCACAAAACCAATTAAAAGTTTTTATATTGCCCATCTTGGTTATCTCCTCAATCTCCTTCAGGGGCTCGTACGGGGCAAAGTTGGAGTTGCCAGTAAAACAGCAAAAAATTATATCTGGGGAAAATTCATCGACAACCCGCTTAAAGTCTTTCTCTTCTGGCTCTACTGTGTCGTACCATTTAACGTCGTGACCAAGCTCTAAAAGCGGGACGTACACGTTGAAGTGGCCCGAGTCAATTCTTTTATTGCCATTCCTGACTAGGAACTTATTGAGAACTAATAGTATTTTCATCGGTGATGATCTTCCAAAAAGAGTCTGCGGCTGTTTTGCAGCCCTCTTTGAATCCGTCTAGGCCAAGCCTTTCTATCTCTTGCATCGCCCCGATCTTTCCCGCCGGGACGTGCAGCTTTATACCGCACAGAGCTGCCTCCCCTACTGATCTGCAAAAGGGCTCTTCCGTTATGGGGTGATAGAAAAGATTCGAGTACTTGTTGTACAGATTTGGCATGTCCGAATACTCGACTACCCCAAGGAACTCTACGTTTGGGCAAGATCGAGCAAGGCTGACATACTCTGGAAGCCCCCATCCAGCGACGACAAACTGTTTATCGGGATTGCTCCGCACGACGTTGAAGAACAAGTCTGAGCCCTTAAGATAGTGCATGAATCCGACTCCGAGGGTTTTCTCTTCTCTTACTAGCTTCTTGTCGTAAAAAAGGTCAGTGTCTATGGGGTCATGGACTATCTTGACGTTGGTAAAAAAGTCACCGTAGAGAGTCTTGAATAGCTCGTGATGATACCGAGATAGAAAAAAGGTGTTTTTACATTTAGAAAATAGCATTCTTCTCTGATCGGGGGTGAGGTACGCGTTCTTGTCATGCTCTAGCCTAGAGTGGGCGGGCTGATTATACAGCCAACTAATAATATTTGGATGAAACCTAGTTATATCTTGAAGATTCGAGGAGATGACGTGATCGTACTCCTCGTTGCAAATCGTGGGGTCGCAATCAAAATGGAAGCATTTGACCTCGTGCCCGAGCTCCCTGCCTCTCTTTATTATTAAATCGTTACTTCTTTGCGCTCCGCCCTTGTTATGTTCAAGAGAATAATCGCTTATAAAGAGGATTTTCATGCACTATTAGTCCGTCGATAGGACTGTAAATGCACTGAAGATATTTGTAGAATTTGAACGAAGAAGCTACTTCGTTTTAAGAGAGTCTACTTTTTCCTCTAACCTGTCGAATCTGTGATGAACGGCCTTAAGAAGCTGATTGAAGTCATCTTTGGAAACGTAGTTTTGGGGTAGGGAAATTGCGAGGTCCGTGACCTGCTCAGCCAATCTGCGGTAGTCTTCCTGAATCTTATCCGTGGTACTCTTGTTGTCTTCTTGAATTCGGCTTATTAGACCGAAGATGACCTTCAGCATCCAGCCTGAAAAGAAGCTTAATATCGCAAAAACGATATTGAACACGAATTGGGGAGCAAAAGCATTTTCCATGATTTCAACTTAGTTTACACCGAAGGGTGAGCTGGGGAGAAATACTTTCTTCTAAAAGTCGTCAATTAGGGCTCCAGCGTTCTGGTAGTCCTTGTTTCTAACCTCAAAGAAAGCTGTCATAGCCGAACTATCCTGAGTCTCCCCAAGCCAAGGAAATGGGTTCTTAACGCTAGGAAACTTATGGTCTAGGCCTACCTGTTCGAGCCTATCGTTGGCTAAAAACTGTACATATTCCACTAACATTTGAGAATTTACCCCCAAGATGCCATTAGGAAGGACTTCTTTAGAATAGTTAACTTCTAATTCCATAGCCTCTTTCATGAGGTCTATTAGGTCATTTTGGAACTTATTAGTCCAGATTTCGGGGTATTCCTTCTTCAATTCGTTTATTAAATAAACCCCAAATGAGAAATGAAGAGTTTCATCTCTCATGGTGTAGGCTATCTGGTCACATAGGCCGCGCAATTTATTCTGTCTGCCTAGGCTGAGAACCATAGCAAAGTTGGGATAGAACCAGCAACCCTCGCAAATAATATAGAAGGTAAAGATGTTGCGCACGAAATCCTGTTTGCCTCTGATGGTCTCAATATTAAAGTCCTTAGCTCCCATGTCGGATATGACGCCTTCTAGGAACTGGTCTTTAGCTTTGATAGTCTTGATGCTCTTGTAGGCCTCCGCGACGTCATGGACATCAAGCCCATACGCCTCGCAGCACACCGAAACGGTAAAGTTATGCAGGCTCTCCTCGAACGACTTGCGGAGTAAGTACTGACGGCAGGCTCCGTCCGTGACATACTTGTACTCGTTGAGCATGATGGAGTTCGAGACTAGGCTCTCTCCGGCCGCAAATAGACCAAGGGTTCTTTTAATTAGAAGTCGCTCATCGTCGCTAATCAACCCTTTCTCTTTCCACTGTTTGATATCCTCGGACATGTTAACTGACTGAGGCATCCAGTTATTGGCGCAAGCCTTTTTCCAAAGTTCTATTGGATACTTATGCCTGGACTCTAGCAGCTGGGAAACTCCTGCCGGATTGCCGTCCAGCAGTTTGGTTTTATTTTTCATCATCTTATCCCTCGCACATGACACAGCTTCCGCCATTCTTCATTGCGTCAATGGAGCACTCGGCTTTCTGCGTCTCTGTTGGTGTCTCTTGGGTGACTACTGTCGTCGTCTTTTGTGTTTTGCTAGCTGGAACATTTCTCAGATAATAGTTAGACTTCAAGCCTAGTCTATTAGACAGCATATAGTAATCATTGAGAAACTTTAAGCTACTTCCTTTGTTGTAGCCGTTGAAGCTGATTCCCTGATCAATCCACTTCTGTCTTGCGGCACAAGCCTCGACAAGTTTCATTTGGTCTCTATCGAAGCATGTCTTGTATTTTTCTTTGTATTTCTCGGGTATGTCTAGGAGGGAGACGTCTCCATCTGCGGCTTTGACTTGCTCGGCAAAACGCGCACTCCAAAGCCCCTCTTCTTTCATATCACTAACAAAATGATCGTTGATGATATAATAGCGACCCGATTTATTCTCGTAGGAGAATAGTACACTGAAGTTCGGCTCGATAGACTGCTCGACACCCAGCTGATAAGCTATGGACGCGTTTGGCGCAATCGCCATAGTGTTCGAGTTTCTCATTCCATGCTTGGCAATCGACTCTCTGACCGGAAGCCAATCCATTTTTGGTGTGAACTGGACTTCTGTGCCTTTAAATTTCATCAGGGACAGCCAGCTGTCTATTGGCAGAACTCCGTTGCTCCATGCGGAGCCTTCGTATGATGGATACTTCCCGCGCTCTTCGGCCAACTTGCTCGACGTAAGAATGGCGTGGTAGGAGATGAACTCCATAAGTTCATCGGCAAGTTTAACTCCAGCTTCGCTATCCTGAACGACGCCAAGTTTATGATAAAGATCTGCCCACCCCATTGTCCCCATTCCGACTGGGCGGTGCTTTGTGTTTGAGTTTTTAGATTCGTCGGTGGGGTAAAAGTTAATATCAATTACGTTATCTAGGGCGCGAATGACGCGGCTGATAACTTCTGACATCTTTTTGTAGTTGATCTTTTTATCCTCTACGTAAGCGGAGACGTTGATGCTAGATAGATTGCAAACGGCCGTTTCTCCGACCTCTGTCTTTTTTCCGTCTTTGTATTTAGAGTGCTTCGAGTGGAGGAATATCTCGGTGCAAAGATTGGATCCGTGAAGGGTTCCTTCGTGCGCGTTAGAGTATCTCATGTTTGCGTTGTCCTTGTGGGTTATCCAGGGATGCGATGTCTCGAAGTAGGACTTGAGCATCTTCTTCCACAGGTCTTTGGCTTTAATGACGCGGTACTGCTTAAGTTCTCCAGATAGAGCTTTCTTTTCATAATCCTGATAGAACTTTTCAAATTCAGCCCCATACGTCTCTGGCAGTTCGGGGGTTTCGCTCGGGCAGAACAGCATCCAGTCCGCGTCCTGCTCAACTCGCTTAAAGAACAAGTCGGGACACCATAGGGCGGTGTTCATGTCGTGGGCTCGACGGCGCTCTTCTCCCGTTTCTTTTCGGAGATCAATAAAATCTTCAACGTCAAGATGCCAAGGTTCCAGATATGCACAGCCGGAACCATTGCGTTTCCCACCTTGATTAACGGCGATGAGCATGTCGTTGTAGATCTTCATCCAAGGAACAAGTCCGCTGGATGAGCCGTTCGTGCCAACGATTCGAGAATTCGTGGCCCTCAGCTTAGAAACGTGAAACCCTAAGCCGCCAGCGTATTTAGATTTGCGAGCCTCTTGCCACAGGCTGTCAAAGATGCCGTCAATGGAGTCTTCTATTTCCGATAGATAGCAGGAGGACAGCTGATTGCTAACGCCAGCTGAATTAAAAAGCGTAGGAGTCGAGGGGCTTGCGAGATGCTGACTGTAGATGTTGTAGAACTCTATCGCTTTGTCTTCTTTGTTTTCTTCGTTCCAGCATAGACCCATAGCAACGCGCATGTAGAATGCTTGAGGAGTTTCTGCGATCTTTCCCTTTTCGTCTCTGAGAAAATATCTATCGCAAAGGTTTTGTAGTCCGTGGTACTTGAAGATTAAATCTCTGTCAACGCACAGAGCCTCAGACATCTTCTTCAGATCAAAGTCTAAACAGTTGGGGTGTAGTATCCCTTTCTTTACTAGGCTTTTAATGTGCCGGATGAAAGCGTGGCGATACTGAAGCTCAAGGCTTTCCTCTTCGCGCTTTTCTCCGAAGACTTCTTTGTATAGATACGCCAAGAGCAGTCTCGCGCTCGCGTAGGAGTAATTAGGCTCTTTGTATATTTTGCTCCTAGCGGTGAGAATCAAGGCCTTGTCTATCTCGGTCGTCTGTATCTTGTCGAAAAGTTGAAGGTGGGTATCGAGAACGACTTCAGACGCGGAAACGTTGTCTAAACCTTTACACGCTCTTTCGGCGCAAAGATTTATTTTATTGATGTTGAGTTCTTCAACTCTTCCATTCCGCTTTTTAACGTGGATTACTTTGCTCATTTCGGAATAGCCTTTCTGCTCGCAAGGTATATTACATCGGGAACGGGCAAAGGGAAAAGAAAAATCGACAAAGAATAACTTTAGCTTGACGAAATGGAAGGCCTACTATTTCTGTAGATCTTTGGGAAGCTTCTTGCCTTTGCGCTGCTTCGAGTATTCGGACAGATACTTTTCCTTAACCGGATCGTTGCCGACGACTTTTTCTCTTTTTTCACTAGCCTCTCTGGAGCGGTCCCAAAGGTCGCCGAGCGTTTCGTTTTTAGAGCTAGTTTTCCTAGCAAAGCCTTTTTGGTCAAAGGCGTCTATCGAAGTGTCTATTGCCGCGTTGGGCTTGGTGAAGATTCGCTCGTACTTAAACCCTTTGTCATCGGTGTACTCATGATTGGAATTCATGTCCTGTAAGATCTCAACCACCGCGCCAGTCTTGGGGTTAAGATATAAGTAAACTGGCATACGGGCTACGTGAGTTTAATTAAAGCGTCTAAGCTTTTATCGATAGTAAACTCTTCTTGAAGCTTGAGTCCCTGCGCGTTGAGTCTGTCTTTTTCTACTCTGGCTATTGCTAAGTCGAGAGAATCCGCTAGATCGTCTTCGTTGAAATCAAAGATTTGGCCCTGACTGAACGGTCTGCCCTGCTTAAAGAAGACGCCGTCATAGCAATCTATCTTTCCGGAAACCTTTAATAGGACTGAATTATTTTCTGTCGCCCAGCCTTTGTAGCCGTGAGCATCAACTATGACAGCGTGCTTGCCCATTGCTACGGAATGAAACTCTGGTAATCCCCAGCCTTCGCCTCCGGACGTTCCAATAACAACATCTCCGGAGTTTAGAAAGTCGTTGTATACGTGGTTCTTAGCCATGAATCCTAAGAAGTTTACGTTAAAATATTTCTTCCCTTCGAGGATGTTGTGAACTAAGCCCGCATTGTCTTTCTCTGATAAAAAAGGATTGTAAATGGCGCACTGTAGAAAATACTTCGGATTGTTTCCGAACTTCTTAATCCAAGTCCGGATTGTTTTTTCGTGACGCTTTCTTTTTTCCAGCTTGCCTACTACGTTAAAAACGATGCGATTATCGGAAAAGTATTTCTTTTCTATCCTCTTAAAGTTGTAAGAGTCAAATCCGAGGGGTATATAATGAGACTCAACGCCGCAGTCCGCAAAAACCTCGCAAGAGTATTTGGAGCTAAAGGCTAAAGTGTTATTCTTGCCGACGTTAATTTCCTGCTTCGTCGGGTGATCTAATTCGTAGAAAGAAAAAAGAACCTGCTTCTCACTGACGGATTCAATTGACCCTTCGAGATGCCAAAGCTTAATCGCCGTGTTGCTTCTTGAGTGAGTCGCGTATGCCTCGTTGATGTTCCCTTGAAGCCAAGCCTGAAATGCCGTATCTATTTGCTGCGTCGATAAGTCAACTTGCCCTCCAATCGGGAAGATCGGTAGGGCAAGTTTTCTTTCGTAAAGCTTTCTAAGCCAGGTCATTGACACCTGGCCGAATGAGACCGAATTAATTGGGGCGTTTAGCGCAAAGCTCATAGAATATCGTCGCCATCGGCAGCAGTTTGCTGCTGGACTTTCGCGGCGACCTGTTTAACTGGCGCCGACTTAGCAACCGAGTCGGACTCCTTGCTGGTTGCGTCCTTGGATATATATATCCGGAAATCCGGAGCCTTCTCGTTCTTCTTGTCCGCGTTAGAAAATACGACGACCTTTACGATCTTCTCTTCGCCTAGCTCGTCGATCTTGAGCGTACCGGTGAGATAGGTTCTGCCTCTTGGAAACGTCGAGGACGGAGAACTGACTCTCTTCCAGAGGGCGCCGATTTCTCTCTTTTGCCAATCGTTGGCGGCCTTGTTTGATGTATTTGAAGTGTCGGTAGTATTCATATTTGGTATATACTATACGCCGGTAAAGACAGATAGTCAAAAGAATTTAAAGAAAACTTTCTAAAGGTTTCCCGTTTAGGCGGTTCAACAACAATCTCTTTCCTCTATTGTGAATGTTTATGACGGTCTGCGAGCTTATGTCCATCTTTTTGGCTATTGCTTTCCAGGTGGTGAGCCTTGGTGAGTTCTCGTAGTATCTGAGTTTGAAAATTTCAGATATGCGCTTATCTTGAAGGTTGTCCAAGATACTAAATACATATGTTTTTATGCTATCATTCTCGACGCCAGACTGCTCGTCTGCGGTTTTCTCTACAAAGTAATTTAAATCACCTTCTTCCATGGTGACATAAACATTATCTTTATTTATCCTGTTTAGGCAGTGATACCTAATCTGGTTACCAAGCCAAGTGGAGAATTTTATCTTATAAGTGGGATTGTAGGATAGAGCGGACTTGTATATTATGTAGTCCTTCTCTGAGATTACGTCTTCGGGATGAAGGCCTGAAGCTAGCATGGCTGGAGAATACTTCTGACAAATACTATAACAGAGATTGGAGTGTTTTTGAATTAACTCTACTAGACTATTTTCACAGTTTGTACTTTTTATGGCATTTACCAAGCCTATGTCTACGTTCGTCATTTTTGTTAAGCCAGAACAGGAACCCGTCTATGTGTCGCTGAAGCAAGCTCCCTACATTATCATGACTGATATCAACAGACTCCCATTCGATTACGTAATCGGCTTTCGACTTAAGGATAGGATCGTACTTAGCCTCCTCTTCGTTAGCGCCTCCTTTCATTACCTTCGCTCCGTCCTGAATCTTGAATTGAGATACGTGGACCAAGAAACCACTCATCTCCTCCTTCAACCAGAATAGCTCGTCCTTCTCATATTGGTCGTATCTTATGTCCGTCACACAAACAACTCCGCTTGGTTTTTCTAATTTTATTCTTTCAGAAATCTTATCTGTCCAATACCTTCCACCACTTGAGTCTCTTCTGAACTTTCCGTGAGCCACGAGCGACGGCCTATGGGCGTCCTTGGTGGCCCTGTCACAGGCGACTATGTCTATTCCGTAAGTATCTAATAAAATCGGCCGCATCTCGATCTTTAACGCGTCGGCTAGTGCGTATCTGTGAGAAGTAATTTGATACTTGTCGAGAGTCTGAGAGAGAATCGTGGCGAATAAGTCTTTGCCAGCTCCGGCTACCCCTGCAATTCCAATCATCATAATATTTTAAGCCTTTCGAATCGGTCATATGTGGACTTTTCCTAAGAATAATCGAGCAACAATACCCCCTAGATTTCTCCAGGGGGTAAAATTATATGCTTGCTTTCCTTTAGGACTTTTTATATTAATGTGGTAAGTCAACTCCACGCAATCATAACACTAGCGACACGCTAGAACTGCCTATCCTATCACTAGGAGCGAAGAAATATGCTAAAACTTCAATTGAAAATCAACGGCAGCCAACCCTCGCTTAAAGCGACACAGCGGGTAATTCTGAAAGATTTTAACCTTTCATTTTTTTTCATCTCGCATGAACGAGAGCCCAGCCCTTTGAATGAGGCCGATGGTACGGCGCACCGCGATGGTCATTCTTGGGAAACCTTGCCGTTTTATCTCGGCTGGCCTAAAGGGGGTGAACCCTTTTCACAAAGATATAGTGAGACTTCAGAAAAGTCAAATTATTTCTCTGCATTAGTCTTTGTGACGTGATGAAAGATTATCAGTAAATTCTTGATGTCTTTCTTGGTGATGTTTGTCGGATCACACTGGTCGCTAGTATCGTTAATCGTTTCACAAAAAGTATTGATAATCCCTGAGATCGAGTGCGCCATTTCGAAATTTATGCTTACGTTTTGTTCAAACGAGTCGAACGCTTTCTTTAGCACCCAAATCTTTTTGCCTTTAATTTGTGCGGATTTTACAAATTCTAACTTTTCGAACTCCTCCAAAGCGCAAGTTAAGCACGCCTTGTCTTCTTCGAGAGTTTCTGAAATAACGATCATTTCTTGAAAATTGTCAGCAAAAGAAAAGTAGTCACTTTTAGAGAACCAGTCAAACAGTTTGTTGGAAGCTTCTACGATTGTCATATACAGATTATACCCAAAAAAAACCTTTCATTAAAAAATGATTGACAATTTTGGAATTAAGGGTATATATCCAGATATGAATACAGCTAGCAATAAGAGAGGCCGCCCACCCATAACGATTCAGTGGCCCGAAACAAACTTCACCGTCAAGGACGTAATGAACATGATGGGCGGGAAAATTTGCAACGTAACCGTTCAGTTGAAAATCAACGAAGGCCTAGAAGACGGTACGCTTACCAAAGCCGGGAAGAGCGAGCCCAGGACCGGTAGACCCAGCAGCATCTATCGCAAAATTTCGGACAAAGTAGTTCAGGACGAAAAGCCGGAAGGTTCGGCAGATTTCTAATGAAAATAAAAATAAAGAAACTAAACGAAAACGCGACAATCCCGACTAGGGCGAAAGAGTCCGACGCGGGGTACGATTTGTACGCGTCTACTGCCTGTGTGATAGACCCGATGAGCAGAGTCGTAGTTTCGACGAGTATAGCTCTGGAAATACCGCCTGGATACTACGGCAGAATAGCCCCGAGAAGCGGGCTATCCATAAAGGGAATAGACGTTCTCGGCGGGGTTGTAGATTCCGGATACAGAAGTGAGATAGGAGTGATATTAATTAACCTTAACTTGAACGACCCCGTCAGCAAAAACAGCAAATCCTTCAACGAAAGGACCCTCATGTTCGGCTCGAGAAATAGATTTTTTGTAGAGAAGGGCGATAGAATCGCTCAGATAATCATAGAGAAGTGTCACGACGTTGAGTTCGAGGACGCAGATTTCCTAACGGCTTCTGAGCGGGGAGATGGAGGGTACGGTAGCTCTGGGGTTTAAAATATGAAAGAAGACTTGCTGGTAATCTCTTACGTGGCAAGCTGTCTCGTGATTTGGTTTGACACCGAGGCGTTCGTTGAGTACGTTAAGCTATTTCGACTTAACAAGTATTTTGACGTAGAGGCTTACGAGAAGAGCAGCCACCTTACTGGCGGAGTAGTTACTGAATACTATGAGTTCTTAAACCTTAAGTATTCTAACTTTTTTACCAAGCTCATATCCTGCCCCATCTGTGTCTCGTTTTGGCTTTCTCTATTTTTTGGCGGCGGGATTGGCGATCTTAAATCTTTTCCTCTATATTTCATAGGTTCTATAGCGTCATACCTCTTAATCAAGGTGATGTACAAATGAGAATTATCAGAACCGGGCCGGAGCTTGGCCTAGCGATCAAAGACGCACGATTCAATGAGAGCTCGTTCTTTGTATCTCTTCAGACTCTTTATGCGATATATTCTACCTGCTGCAAATGCATCAGAAAAAAGAAGCGGGACGAGCTAGACGCTTATTACTATACGATCGTCAGTATCACTGAAGGAGAAAGGCTCGAAGTAAAGACAATTCTGGGTGGCGGGTCGGTGCAGTTCCAAAATGGCGAAACAGTTCTTTTGACTATTTTATGATATTAGGAATAGGGACAGACATCGTTGACGTGGCAAGGATAAGTAGCTTATACGCCAAGTATGGCCTCAAGTTTTTAGATAAAGTCCTTACCGAATCAGAGAAGGAGTACTGCATTAGTCATACCAATCCGCCTCAATATATTGCCGCTAGATTCGCCGCAAAAGAGGCTGCGTCAAAAGCGTTCGGGTACGGGATAGGCATAAAGTTTCACTGGAAGAATATTGAAGTAAATAAAAATTTACTAGGAAAGCCCAAGTTAAAATTTCACAATTCGGCGAAAGAGTGCTTCGATAAGTTGGAATGCGATTGTCACGTTAGCCTTTCACATACAAAAGAGTATGCCACAGCAGTAGTTTTGCTAGAGACATGGGAATGACAAACCAGGAAATAGTACTAGAGGCCCTATCAAAAGAGCTAGGAGTAACAGTCGCCCCGAATCTCGAACTCAGACTCGAAGAGGACCTAGGACTGGATTCGCTCGGCGTCTTTTCCGTCTTCCTCTCCATAGAAGAAAAAACTGGCAAAAGAATTGACGCAAACGTGCAGACCATCGCTAACGCGAAAACCATTTCAGATATAGTTAATTATGTCGGCTCCATTTAAAGTCATTAAGCCAAAAATACCGGAGCCTGTCCCTTTGTCAAAACCTAATATGGTCAAAACTTGTAGCAAATGTTTAGCGGCGAAGCCTCTGAGCGAATTTAATAAGGACAGAGCAGCAAAAGATGGACTTCGCTATAATTGCTCAGACTGCCATGGTAAACATAACCGAAAGGCATACCTTTCACTAAGCGACGAAATGAAAAGCGCTAAACGAGCCAAACGTAGTCAGTGGGGTGCCCTTAATAGAGACAGAATTAATGCCCGCAGGAACAAAAGGACGCTCTCCCCGCAAGCAAGAAAAAGAAGAAACGCCTCACGTCACTTAAATCATTTAATAAATGGCGCGTCCCCGGGAAAGTTCGTCAATCTTGTAGGATGTACGGGCGATGAATTTAAGGCTCATTTAAAAAGTAAATTTAAGCCCGGAATGACATTGGAAAATCATGGCGAATGGCACATAGATCATATAATCCCCCTATCTGCGTTCGACCCATTTGATCCCGAGCAGTGGGTTAAGGCTAATCACTATAGTAACATCCAAGCCCTATGGGCCATCGAAAACATGAAAAAAGGAAGCAAAATTTTAAGCCCCCCATTTAAATGACAACCGAAGATAAAGACATAGTAATCAGAAATCTAGTGCGCGGGATTCTCTCCAGTGAACTTAGTAAGATCGCTACGCTCCGAGAGGGAGCCGTTTTGACACTAGACTCCAGGCTCAAAGAGGACTTGGACTTAGATTCTCTAGAGATTCTGGAGCTTGTCATGTCCATGGAAGATCTCTATAACGTCTCCATCAACAACAGCCTGATGGACTTCAAGCTTATAAAGACGGCCAAAGACCTCGCCGACTTTGCGGCCGCTCGAATTGGCTTGCCCGTAAAATCCCTATAGCTTAAATGAAAAAAATCTGCCTCTGCATGATGGTCAAGAATGAGTCTCGCATCATAAAGAGATGCCTTGACAGCGTAAAGGGTCTCGTTGATTACTGGATAATAACCGATACCGGCTCGACGGACGACACAAAGAAGATCATAGCGGAAACCATGAGCGGCGTTCCCGGAGAACTTATTGACCTGCCTTGGACTGGCGACTCTGGTAAAAATCGAACAGAAGTTCTAAAGCTCGCAAAAGACAAGTCGGATTATTCTCTTTTTATAGATGCAGATGAGTTCTTGGTTTTTACTAATGAGTTTGATAAGAATAAGTTCAAGGAGTCTCTCACCGCAGACGTTTATGATTTCACCTATAAACACGGTGATATAGTTTACGTAAAAAATTCCCTCACTAGAAATGAGTTAGGCTGGTCGTACATCGGCAAGCTCCACGAGTTCGCATCTAGCCGCATTCCCGTGTCCACTAGGGGCCTGGCTGTTGGAGTTTATCAATCAACATTTTCTGATGGAGCGGAAAGTCAAAACCCCAGAAAATACGAAAAGCACGCAGAGGCGTTAGAACTAGCGGTCGAAGTCGAGACGGACGCACACATGCGGACTAGATACATTTTCTATCTTGCGCAAAGCTACAGGGACTCTGACAACCACCAGAAAGCTTACGAAAACTATTTAAAGAGAGCTGGGTTAGGCGGGTGGAACGAGGAGGTATTCGTTTCTTTTCTTAACGCTGGCAAACTCGCAATTCGACTCGGAAAAGAGCAGGGAGAAATTATCTCTTTATTCTCTAAGGCTTTTTGCGCTGCGCCGTGGAGGTCAGAATCTGTCCATGCTGCGGCTTTCTATCTAAGAAACCGTGGGGAATATGGAACTGGTTATCTTTTGGCGAAGGCTGCACTAGACATACCAAACCCAGGCACTAAGTCCCTTTTCGTGAATAGCTCTGTTTACGATTACGCCTTATTAGACGAATACGCTATATGTGCTTACTACGCGCAGAAGTACGAAGAGTGTCATTCTTCTTGCTTATCGCTTCTTAAATCTGGCAAGCTTCCAGCGCAGAGCGTAGAAAGAGTCGCAAAAAACATGGTTCTTTGCGAAGGTAAATTTTCTCCCAGCTTTTCTGGATAAAGTCATTAGATCGGAGTAGTATAGTAAGGCTGCGTCAATATCTCAGTTGGTAGAGAGTCGGTTTTCCAAACCGAATGTCGTGAGTTCGAACCTCACTTGGCGCTCCACCTTTTCTGGTTAGATGGCTGAGTGGTCTAAAGCAGGACTTTGCTAAAGTCCCGTAGTCTTAAAAGCTACCGAAGGTTCGAATCCTTCTCTAACCGCCATTTTATATTTAAAGCCCACTTCTCTAGACGAGTGGTGTAAATATAAGTGTGGCAAAAGAACCGATAACGATCACAGTGAACGGGCTAGAAGTCAGCGTCACCAAAACCAAGGTGATGATAATGGACGAATTAGATGACGTGTCCGAGACGGAGGCGACGCTAATCGTTCAATATCTGTACGATGAGGGCTTCATTAAAAAGAAAAACATCGTTTGTCAAATCATAAAGCCAAATGACTAGTATTCCAGTTAATAATTTCATTTGGAATATCGAAGGGGCCGCAAGCGCGGAGCTTTGCCAGCAAATAATAAAATACTCTAAGGATATTCTCGAAGAATCAACGGTTTTGGGTAGGAATAACAAGGCCAGGATTAGTGATAGCGTCTTTCTAAGGACAAAAACATATCCATTTTTAAAGACTTTAGACGAGACGGTCGCGGGGTTATCGGGTAAGCCGGAGGAAAATCAAGAAGATTTGTGTGTCATTCGCTATAGCACGAACGGATATTATATTCCTCATTTTGATTTCTTCGAAGATACGGACTTGTTTGAAGGGAGCTCTTACTCGAAAGTAATCAGCCGAGGAGGACAGAGGGAGTTTTCTTTTATTTTATACCTAAATGACGTCGAGGAAGGCGGCGAAACATCCTTCCCGCTTCTAGATTTAAAGTTCGAGCCTAAGCGCGGAAACGCGATTTTATTTAAAAACATTGTTTGCGGCACGCCTAACGGTGCGTCTTTGCACGCTGGCCTCCCCGTTATCAAAGGGGAGAAGTGGATAGCCGTCAAGTGGGTGAGAGAGAATAAAGCGCCTTGATTGTTCCCTCTCGCAGCAGCATTTATAAAGGATGACGGGGATTGAAGACAAGCTCATCTGCCTTAATCTAAATAACGTCTGGCAACCAATAGGATGCAAGACGGTCCGACAAGCAATATCGGACTTAGTGGGCGGCGAATACCTAGCGATAGATATCCAATACGAAAAGATTGGAGACAGTTATGTTTTTTCATCCCCGAGAAACCTAGACCCAGTTTCCTGGGAACAATGGATTAAGCTACCAGTTAGAGAGTTCGACTTCAGCATCAGTAGTAAGACCCTATGCGTTCGCGTGCCAACCGTCTTAATCGCAAAAAACTATTCCAAAATTCCAATTAGAAGAGTTTCCCTTAATCAAAACAACATTAGAATAAGGGACAAAAATACCTGTCAATACACAGGAAGGGTTTTGCGGCCAGAAGACGGGAACATAGACCATGTCATCCCCAAAGCCAAGGGCGGTGGCGAAAGTTGGGATAATTTAGTTTATTGCGACAAAAACATAAACGCTAAAAAGGGAAACAAGCTCAATCACGAAATTGGACTGAAACTCCTCAGAGAAGCGAAAGAACCAGCGCCAATAATGTCTAGCTCCTTTTTTATCGAACACAGACACGTAGATTGGAAGCATTTTTTCATAAAATGAGAACTTTAATTGAACTGACGAGTCAGATGATCTGGAAATCTCAAATAGACGACAGAATCGAAGAAGCGACGGACCTAGAGCTAGTTCGAGGGGCGGACGGCTGGATGACTCATCATTTGAAGCTCTTAAGAACAGAGCTAGAAGGGATTGAAAATGCCAAGAATAAAAGGAAAAATTAAGTGCTACATCATAACCTCCAAGGGTAGCGATTATACATACGGAGCTTTCCCCCACTCCAAAGACGGACTCAGGACGGCGAGAACACATCTAGCGGAGTTGGCTAAGAAGTCAAAAGAAAAATATCGCATACAAGAAGGATAGTTATGTCTGAGTGTAATATAGTGGGCATGATTAATGTTACAGTTCTGAGGCCATCAGCCTCTAAAAAGAAACTCATATGTTGTAACGGCTGCGATATAGAATACCCGAAGGGGGAATACAAAATTCTTTTCGACAGCAAAAAGCTTGTTTATTTTAAGTTAAACGAGTCCACCCCGTCTCTTACTTTCTGCCATGACTGCTTGTTTAAGATTGCGGCAGGCATAGCTAAGAAAAAAAATGTTGAGGAAATTTCTATTAAAGTTTCGGACGGTGAGAAAACTTTTTATTTTAAAATAAGCCAAGATGGAAAAGATGACTAAAAAAACAATCGAAGAAGGATTCAAGACGACCGAGGGCAGCGTTTTGTGGTGGCTAGCGCAGGTGAACAAAACCCTGGTAGAGTTTGACGCTTTAGAAGCAAGCCATAACAAAAAGAACGGCGCAGGCGTACCCCTTAGCGGAAGGGACTTAGTCAAGCTTGAAATTCTCGAGGGTCGCCTTGCCAATTTAATCGGACGAGGCAGACTTGAGACACAGAATCTAAACAAGATTGAAAGCAACATCATAAAGTACGAAGCAGACCGTCTTAGTCGCGCGAAAGCGAAGAAGCCCAAGAAGAAGTAGTCCGTTATTTTAATTGACTTAGGCAGGAAAAGGGGGCATATGCCTGTAGCATGCAAGCCAAATCGAGCGAGACTATCGAGAACGAAAAAGAGCTAATAACTCGATCTCAAGCCGGAGACGAAAAAGCCTTCTCGGAGTTAGTCTCTTTCTATAAAGAGCGAGTCCTATGTCTTTTAATTCAAAAGGGAAGAAACACCCACAAAGCGGAAGACATCGCGCAGTTAAGCTGGATTAAAGCTTGGAATAAAATTTCCACCTTCAGAGGAGAAAGCTCATTTTCAACTTGGTGCTGCCGGATTGCAATCAATACTTTTTTTGACGAAACGAAAAAAGGAAAGAAGTACGTCTTATTTGAAGACTGGGTGAAGCCCTATAATAACGATCCGCATTTAGATGGCTTCAATCAAATCGAGTTCATTCTTCAGTCTCAGAACGAAGCAATAATTCCGCCTTCTCCCGCAGATGTTCTATTGAAAAAAGAACTGGAGACGAAAGGCAGAGAAGATCTCGCAGAGGTAACAAGCTGTCTTGACGGCCCAATGAAGAGAATTATTGACCTCGTCCTAGTCAAGAATCTGTCCTACAAGGACGCAGCGAAGAAAGAAGGCATACCCATAGGCACGGTGATGTCTAGAATTTTCTACGCAAAGAAGAAGATGCAGGCTTTTAAGAGAAAACTCGTCGCCACAAATAAGCTAAAAAAACTCTATGTCGCCAAAAATCGAAGATAGCCTTGCTGCGATTTTCCTCGGCGGGTGGGTCTTAACTTGGTTCAGCTTGATCCTGGTCGCCTCAGTGGGCCTCTATATTATTTCTTTGACAGATAAACGATAGCAACGCATCATAAATTATTTTGTGGATATGACTTTATCAGACATTGTCGTCTGCGAATTCGCCCTTCCGCTACGTCCGGATTTAGGGGATCTTGCCGACGTAAAATGGAGCGAAGTGGAATTCAGCACCGTAACATTCCTCTCGTCATTTAGCCTAACTCAAGACTCGGAGTATCTGATAACTGAGCAGGGGCAGCTTTATAAATACAAGATAGAGAAGGGCTGGGAGGTCGACGCGGCTCTTCCTTGCGGTGGCTCCTTCAAAGAGAGTGACCGTAAGATGGAGAAGCTCGACTATACTGGAGAGCTTAGTTTCGCGTGTTATTTCACCAGAGAAAAAGCTGACTATATCGTTCGCTTTGAAGCTCTATTCTTTCGGGGGGACTTGAAAGAGATAAGCCTAAAAGATTGGATAGAAGAAGACAACCAAGTTCGAAAAAAAGAAGAAGCAAATTACAAGGATAGACTTGAGAAGCGCAGCCGCAGAGAGGCGAGCTTTTGGTTTCCATCTTATTGTCTCTACCGGAAAGGCGTTTTCGTTTTATTCTTTTTAATCAGATTCTCAGTGGGCATAGTGGCAAATGTTAGTTGGAAAATAGAGAGATTTCTTGCTCCTTTTTAGTTTTTAAATAAAGTCTAAGTTTGGTATAGGGTGTAAGCTAAAGTGCATATGCCCATTCCTTTAGAACTGTTAACGATGTTTGGAGGTTCAATAACCGGCTTTATCTTCAGGTTCATGGCTGAACGAGCCAAGGACCGACAAGATCAATTCAAAATGATGATGGACAGGCACAAGGCCGAAGAAGACAGCAGGAATAAAGCGGTTGAGCGCGTTCCCATAGACGCAGGAAAATGGGTTAGAAGAGCAATTGTAATCAGCGTGCTGTTCGGTGTCATTTTAGCACCGTTTATCTTGTCGATTTTTGGCTACTCCACCATCGTAGAGGTAGAGCAGGAAAAAAGCGACTTTCTTTTCGGTTTATTCGGTGGCGGAGGAGAGAGAATCTTCGTAGAGCTTCAAGGCTATTTGATTGTACCAGAGGTGAGGCAAACCCTTTCTGCTATTGTAGGGTTTTACTTCGGGAGCGCGACGGCATCATGCAAGACCTAATTAAGCCCCTACTACTAACTCTTCTCGCCCTTCTTTGGGGCTGTGCCTCAAATTCTGGCCTTAATCGAGCCCCCACCTTAAATAAAGACAACTTAACTAAAATCGGTAATAATGTTTACTCGCTAAACATGAAGAATCCGACGACGAATTCTGCGACTAAAATTTCGCTCATTGGCTATTCCAAAAGAAACCCAGAGCCTTCAAGCGGAGTAGCCTCTATCAGACCGACGGCCCCCGACAGCAAAGTCCGGGTTGAATCCTTTATGTCTCCAAAGGCTCGCGAAGCGGCGGCAGAGAGACACGACTATCTTCATCCAATCGCGGTAAACAAGACCACCCCTGACGCTGAAGGAGAATCCCCCGCCTCGTTAAATGTCATACAGCTCGACCCAAGCCCCTCTAAAGGCAGCGCTGCAACTAAACCTATCGGTCTGTTTCTTTACTATTTGACTATCGTTATCCTGATGCTGGCTTTTTACGTTGGTTATGGTTGCTACAAGAAATGCAAGAGCGAGACGAAATCCGTAAATCCATTTTCAGACAAGGACAAGAAAGAGTATCTTGGAGAGAGTATTTAGTCTCCATGAAAATCTCTTATTGCATCGCAATCAGAGATAGGCTTTTCCACTTAAAGCAGACCCTACCCATCTCCGTAAAGGAGAACTCCGGCGTTGACGCAGAGTTCGTAATTTCCGATAGCGGCTCAATAGACGGACTTGAGGAATGGCTTTCGTCTTCGTTCCCCGCCGAGCTTAAAAGCGGCGCAATAAAGCACTTCCGAACGATAGCCCCAAAGTTCTGGCGGTTCGCCAGAGAAAAAAATCTTTCGCACTCTTACGCCTCGGGTCAGATAGTGTGCAATTTAGACGCGGACAACATTGCCACTAAAGCGTTCAGCATTTGGTTACTCTCCACATTCTCCGAGAACGAGAACTCCGTTGCGTATTTTTTGGGAGACGCGGCTTGGGGCGGGGGCGGTGGCAGGGTAACCTTAAGCGCCAAAAGCTTTAAGTCATTGGGCGGCTACGACGAGTATTTAAATAACGGATGGGGCTACGACGACATGGACTTAGTAAATCGGGCGGTGGCATTTGGAATTAGACCCGTCGTTGGCAGAAGTGACTTAGTGTCATTTTTAAGGCATGGTGACGACGTGCGGACGATCTACATGGAAAATCAAAACAAGAATCAAACGGGTAAGTTGGCTTATTTCAAGTCGGCTCAGAACATAAAGGACGGGAAAGTGATAGCCAATCAGCAATGAAAATCTCTTACTGTACATCAATCAGAGACAGGCTTGCTTATTTAAAGAGCACCCTGCCCGAATCAATAAATGATAACGTCGGCTTAGACGTAGAGTTTATCGTCTCTGACGGGGGCTCGACAGACGGGCTGCAAGAATGGGTGGAATCGACGCTCCAGAACGAGATAAAAGCTGGGGTCGTAAAGTACTTTAAACACGAGAGCGCAGAACATTGGGTTCATGCTAAGGAAAAAAACAGGGCCCATTCGTACGCAACTGGTAAGATTCTTTGCAATTTAGACGCAGACAATGCCGCGACAAAAGACTTCTCGTTGCATCTTTTAGATGTTTTTTCTAAGGACTTAGACTCTATCGTTTACTTCGTCGGGGATGGCGCTTGGGGCGGCGGATGTGGCAGGATAGCGTTAAGTGACGAAGGCTTTCACTTGCTGGGAGGATATGATGAAATACTCAGTCACGGATGGGGATACGAAGATACAGATTTAATTTACAGGGCGCTGGAGATCGGCCTCAACATGAGACGCGGCTCAAATACCTTACTAAAGTTTCTAAAGCACGGTGACGACTTACGGATAAAGTACACAGAAGACAAAGACAAGCTAGGAAACAACTTACGGACTCAAGCTAAATCTCAAATCAATATTGCAAGCGGAAAATTAATAGCAAATCTTGAACACCCGCTTGACAAGCGGTAAAAGTGGTTGCAGTTTTACATCCTAATGGATATTAAAAGTCACCTAATCCCAATCGTCGTCGAAAAAAGCACTTATGGAGAAAGGAGTTACGACCTCTACTCTAGACTTCTCCTCGATAGAATCATCTTTCTTGGCGAGGAAGTCTCGGACATGTCCGCAAACACCGTGGTGGCTCAAATGCTTTTCCTATTCCAAAACGATGCAAAAAAGGACATTCACTTTTATATCAATTCGCCAGGCGGCAGCGTAACTGCTGGGCTCGCGATTTACGACGTTATGCAGTTCATCGGCTGCGACGTAAATACCTACTGCATTGGTGAAGCTGCAAGTATGGGGGCAGTTCTTCTGTGCGGCGGAACAAAGGGTAAAAGATTTGCGCTACCTAATAGCACGGTAATGATCCACCAACCATTAGGCGGCTCAAGTGGTCAAGCGTCAGACATCGAGATTCGCACCAAATATATGTTGAGTCTCAAGAAGAAGCTCTACGAGATAATGTGTCGGCACTCTGGGCGCTCCATGAAAGAGATGGACAAGGCTTGCGACAGAGACAACTTCCTGACGCCAGAGATGGCGAAAGATTTCGGACTTATTGACGAAATTGTCGAGACGAAGAAACTTATTTCTTGACTTATCCCGCAGCAAGAAGCATAGAGAATCACCATGAACACTACAACCTGCGATAAGAAATCAACTTGCGGTAAAACCTCTACGACAATCTATGCGCGGATTGCCATTGTGCTGCTCGCGCTTAACTTCGCTGTTAACGCGTATTTTATCTTTTCTCTTCTCAAGATGCAAGAGATCGGCGCGGACGCTCGCGCTTCCACTTATGAACGTTCAACCAAAACTACCACGAGAAAGTAATTTGATGGAAAACCGACAAATATCATTCCTGCTCTTCAGAGCGTTGAGAAATAAGTTTGAAGCGGAAAGAGACGAGGGTCTCGCCACTTTGCATATTTATTTTTCAAACTCAGTAGGCATAGGCGAGCACCCACAGATTGTGGAGGAGATGGCAAAACAGGTCGACAAGGTAGCATCGGCGGAAGATAAATTAAATTCACTCACCAGATCTTTTAAAGACTACGTCAATTAGTGTGACATGAAAATGGACTGGAGAGGGTTTAAATTCATGAAAAAAGAACTAAAAGCCGGAGATATAACCACCCTCGCTGAAGCTTTCGGGGACGACGGAAAAGACGCTTGGTACAAATCCATTTGGCTGCATATTTATTGGGGAGTCGATAGGAATTATCGAGATGCAAAATTCTGGCTAATAAAGGGCTATCAAAGAGTCAAATACGGATTTCCTCTTGTCGAAGTTTGGAACTTTAACTCTTTTCTG